TTCAGTTGATGCTTCAACCTTAAGATATGAATATCAAGGTGTACCTGATCCTTCACAATTAGTTTTCCCGTCAGCTGCTGATACAACTAGCGGTCCAATAGCCAAATACATAATTTCATTTAAAGATAAACTAATTATGGGAAATCTTCAGGGCTTCCCGTCAAGAATCTCCTGGAGTGGTGGAGGAGTAAACGTAGATAAATTCAATTTACAGTTTGGGGGAGGATACTTAGATATTGATAAAGATGCAGGAGACGAAATAAAGGGTTTAATTGAGTATCAGGATCAAATCATAGTCTTTAAAGAGAGATCTATTTGGTCAGTCACACTGTCTTTTGATTCATCTAATGCGGTGGTTATCCCAACGCTTAAGATGATAATGCGTGGCGTAGGGTGTGTATCTCACCGTACGATTAGATATGTTGAGAATGATGTCTTTTTCCTGTCACGTAGGGGTGTATATACTCTCGGAAATGAACCTAACTTCTTAAATGTTCTCCGAACCAACGAAGTTTCAGCACGTATCAGACCTTTATTTGAAACTCTTACTTCGTCTCAGCTTGAACAATCATGCGCTGTTTATCATATGAATAAATATCGTTTAGCTTTCCCGGCTACTTCAGCTAACAAGAATACCAAAGAGGTTATTTATGACCGTGAGCGTCTAGCTTGGATGGGACCAAATACTTTTCCTGCAACACCAGCGATCTATGAAATCTACTTCGATGGTTCAAACAAAGAGAATTTAGTTTGGGGAGATGCGGATGATAACTTTGTTACTGAATTTTCTACAGGTTATTCAAATGATAAGGGTGTTAAAATTCAGACAATACTTCTAACTAAAAAGACTGCGTTTAATAATGCCTTTCGCTTCAAACAAGTTAAAAATCTTTATTCTAACTGGAGAAATGTAGCAGGAACTCCTTTCGTTCAGATAATTCTTGAGACTAGGGACGGAGCAGTAGGATCTGCTCAGTCGTTTAGTATTTCAGGTTCTTCATCAGGTGTGGGATGGGGATTTGATAAATGGGGTACTTTTAAGTGGGGAAACACAGCGGGAGCAGGAAATGCTGCCGGGAGTAATGATCTAGCGAAAAGAACCAGAATAAACAAAGTAGGACGAACAGTCCAGGTCAACGTCACAACTACGGGAAATAATGATAAATACGAACTTCTAGCTTTTCAACTACAAGCCCAAGAACTAGGGGAAGGAATTATCCCTTCGTCTTGGGACACAAGTTGATCGGATAAGTTATAATATATATATGGCTGCAAATCTACCTTTACCCAGTATTGATGAAAATATTTCAACTACCCTTTCTTCGGGTATAACCGATGTTGCGTCGTCGATGGACGTGGGAGATGCCTCCAAGATTCCAAGTATTACTTATGCGGTTATAGATAGAGTAGACTCAGCAGGAACACTTAAAGCTACTTCCTTATGGGAATACGTTAAGATAACCAACGTAGCAGGAAATACTTGTACTATCACGCGTGGTCAGGGAGGATCAACTGCTCAAGCCCATTCATCAGGTGCGGTGGTTGAACTCATAGTTACAAGCTCAATGTTTGAAGATTGGTATGCAGCTTTAAATCCCGAGCATACAGCCACAGGAGGGCATGTAATGGGAACTGCTACTGTTGCAACACTCTTAAACAGTGCTGCTAATACACTGGGAACTGCTACTGTTGCTACAGGTTTAAACGTATCTCTTGCTTCAGTTATAGGGCTTGGACTTAACCCTTCTTGGTTTATTCCCTCTCTCCCGTCAAACGCCACAACAGGACTTGGAAGACCTGCTGCAATGCCAAGAGCTGGAACGCTTAGTTTTGTCAACGTTACTCTTAATGGAATTATCTCCTCACCCTCGATAGCCTTTGATATGCGAAAGAATGGAGTTTCAATCTTTGATAATATCGGTAGACCCTTTATAGCTAACGGAACTTTTGTTTCGACAGCCTCTATTAAAACTAAGAACTTCAACGCAGGAGATGTTCTTCAGGTTGATTACGCGGTGGCTGTTGGCGGAGGGAACTCAGTCGATGCAATTGTGACGGCTGCAGCACAATAAATGTCACAGATTACAGTAACTTTTACAAACGCAATCGCAACGTTTGGTTTAACAAATGGAGCCTCTTCAAATTATGCTACTGCTCATGGTGGTAATACTCCTTCAAATTTTAATGATAATGATGTAGCAAATGGAGGAGTAAGAAATAATTATGATGGCTCAAATTATGGATTTGACCGTAATTTTTTTCATTTTGATATCTCTTCAATTCCTGCAAATGCAACTATAGTAAGTGCTTTCTTTAGACTCCCTGGAACCAACACTTCAAATAATAATGTAGATTCTGATACGATTGGAATTTATCAATCAACTGTTTCGACTAATACCTCTGTTGCATCAGGTGACTGGACAAACTTTGGAGCAACATTATTAGGTTCTCTTGCGATGGCTTCATATAACAATGCAGGGAATAATGATATGGCGCTTAATTCTTCAGGACTTGCCTTACTTCAAGCGGCTATTGGAGGTTATGCAAAATTGATGCTAATGACCACAAAGGATCATGGGGCAACTCAACCTACAGGTAAGAATAACCAAACGTTCACAACTACTGGCCTATTACTTTCAGTCACTTACTCAATACCTGACATTCTAAGTGGGGACTTTAAATTTCTCTGATTTCTATTTACAATAGGTGTTATAATATAAGAGTTCAAGTTTAAAACTAAGGACGTCTTCGCGGACGTCTTTTTTTGTGGAGAAATGAAAAAGGGGCCAATTAAAAAATCAGGAACTTATAAAGGAAAATCTAATAAATTAGGTTATGGTGGTCGAGCTGCACAACTTAAAGCTCAAGGCGTACCTGGAGGAGTGATTGGAAACTTAGCACGTAAAGCTAAGGCAGCTATAGGAATGAAAAATTACCACGGAGGGAAAAAATAATGGCATCAGTTCTAAATCAAGTAGCATCTGGAATAGCAAGTGGCGGACTTAAGGTCATTTCAAATAAAGCTCCAATAGCAGGGCCTGTAGCTCCTGGATATAATACAGCAGCTTTTAGATCTACGGGGGTAAGCGTCCCTAATTATTCTCCACCCAAACCTCAAGTTTTAGGTGCTTCAACCTCCGCTGGCGGAGGTGGGGGGGGGTCTAATAATATTCCTTCTGGTGCTACTAACAATCAGGGTTATCAGCAAATACAAGCAGGTCAAGATGCAGGAAATGCTCAAATAGAGGCAGATTATAACTCTGCTATGAACATGCTCTCGGGAGCAGAATCAGGACTCAGAGGACAAGCAGATCAAGCAGGAGGAGTGATTGATACAGGAGCTGCATCAGCTAAAAATGAAATAACCAACAATCAAACTGTTGCAGAACAAGGAGCTAATTCTTCACTTCAAACAGCTGAAAAACAAGGAACTTCAGCTATGCAACAGGCAAGAGACTTATTCCGTCAAACTCAACAGGCAAACTCTGCTCAACTATCAGCACTAGGAATCTCCTCATCTTCGGTATCTGATGCTCTAGCTGAAAAGCTTGGCGTTGAGACCGCAAGAAGGATAGCCGGTGTTACAGGTTCACTTGATGAAGTACGACAAAACACTGTTAATGAACTTGGGAGGATTAAAACCTACTACCAAGGTCAAATTTCCACTCTGGCTCAGCACGTAGCAGATCAAAAACAACAGATTCAAAATTCTCTTATTCAAGGTCTTAACCAGATCAATCAGGCACGAGGACAAGCAGCAAATGATAAGGCAAGCGCGAGAGCTAACCTTATTAACCAAGTTCAAAGTCAGATTGGACAACTCACAGCACAACAACAGCAATTCCAACAGTCTCTTGATCAATGGGCAGCTCAAAAGAGTGCAGCACTTACTCCAATAGTCCAAGATCCTAATTACTTGAATACGCTTCTTGGATATGCTAATACTATTAACCAGAATCCAGGAATCGCACAAGCGGGGCTTATTGCAACGCCTCAAGTAAACGTAGGAGCTAATGGGTCACTTTCAGGTTCAATATCTACTACTAAGAAGAATAACGATCAGATAGTTAATCCTTTCGCACAACAATAATATGTATGTCTATATTCGATCAGGCAAGAAATATCCTCAAGAACCTACAAGGTAAGGCTACAAGCGTAACCCAAAATTTTACTCAACCTTCTCACCAAACTTGGGGTACAGGTCAGCCCAACTTTCAACCTTATATTAATGCTTTTAATAGCTTGCCTAAGCCTGTTCAAAACGTAAGTACAAATATCTTTAAAGGAATAGCGAATACTAATATCACAACACCATTAAGTGTACTCCCCGGAGCAAGTAATGCTCGCGGTCTGAATCAATTCTTTCCCACTATTGGTCAGTATGCTCAGGGGCAAATAGTCAACCCAGCTAAAACATTGATCAATCCAAAATCTACAATTACACAGAAAGCCATGTCAGCAGCTCAAACAGGGTTTAATTTAACTCCAGGAGGTACCGCTTTTAATCTTGTTGGAGGTCTAGCGGCTGGTACATTAAATGCTGCTCGTACAGGCACAAATTTGGCTAAAGCTACTAGGTCTGCAATTGCTAATCCTTCCGACATCGCAGGGACTGGATTAGGAATAAAAAACCCTATCTTAGCTTTGGGTATTGATTTCGCTACAGCAAATCCCAAAAGCATTGTAGGTAAGGGTACGAGTATCTTACAG